ACGCTGCTCCCGACGAGCAGATCCCCGAATATGGCGTAGTCCGCCATGACCTCTATTTCCTCCTCGCGCCCCATGACCCGTACCAAATACCGCTGAGAGTCGATCCGGGCCGTAATGATCCCCTCCACGGCGTTGTCCACTCTCCCGGCGGCGTCCCGGATAATCCGGACGATGGTTTTTTCCACGCTGTCAGAGCCCCGGACGAACATTCCGCCGATCTCCTGCGCGGTGGGAATTCGCCGCACCGTCAGCAGGGTGGTCCAGTCAGCAAATGAATGTGTCGCCCGCTCAACCGTCCACTCATGGCCGTTGTAATTGACCGTGTCGCCAGCCCGGATCAGCGGGTTCCCCGGTATGGTCAGGATTCCCTCGACACACCGGGCCGCGTTTACCAGGGAACGCTCGCCGAACTGCTGGAGCGCTCCCCATGAGTCCACTCCGGAGAACCGGACGCGCTTTTCCCTGCGTCCGTGCAGGTCCACTGACGGCTGATCCGCTATTTCAACGCTGCGCTTGATCTGTTTGGTTTCGATGGGACGGAATACCTTTGGCACCGGCAGTGCGTCCGTGATGGTGCTGCCGGGCAGGATCTCCGCCTCCGTTCGGCTCTCCCCCGTCGCCTCCGTGGTGGTTGAGGACGTCCACTGGACGTTACCGTCAGCATCTCCGAGAGATACCGTCTCAACGATGGATTTTTTAACGCCCCACACGTCCACGATGACAGGCACGGGCACCGGGTCAGGCTCCGGCAGTGGGTCAGGCGTGACCGGGGTGCTGCTCCCGGCGATGATCTCGATGGGTGCATAGGACGGGACGGGGTAGTCCACGCCCCCGGCGGTCGCGGTCACGCTCTCGATGGCGTAGCTTCCTAGGGCGGTGGTGGAGGTTATGTAGACAGTCCACCCCGTGGACGTCGCCCTCATGGGCAGCGCCGCGCCGCTCCATTTGACCGTTTTTTTTGTGCCGCCTGTCACCACGATATTCCCGATGTCCAGGCTCCCGGAAAGGGGCCGCTGGAAAACACCGTACGGTGTGGAGACGCGGATATCCCCGCCGCCGATGCCCGTGCCCCCCACAAGGAATTCCATGTGGATGTCCACATTCTGCCAGTAGTCGAAGGTGCGATTCCCGTAATAATCCCGAATAACCCGCGCCCCGGAAAACTGCCCCACTAGGACGAAATTCCCGGAGGCGCCGGACGTGATGGCGATGTCGGTTTTATACCCGCCGTAGTAGTTGAAGTTCTCAAGTAAAACTCCAATCCCTATCATGGACCAGGGATTTACGCCGGTGGACCGGGGCCGGAGATGGACGCTCCCCACAGAGCCATACTTTGGGTCATCCACGGAGTAGTAACCGTCTTGGTACGTGATGTATGCGCCCGGCAGGTCCCCGGGCTGGAAGCCGTTCACGCGAGTCGGCGGTATGATAGGCTCGCTCCTGGACGCCTTGCGCAGAAACTCGGAAATTGAAAGGCTACTCATAGGTGATCACCTGTTCCTGCTCGAACCATTCCCTGGTCTCCTTCGTGAGCACCAGCATTGTGCCGTCGTCGTTGCGGAGCATGGAAACCGTGGTCTGGCGCCGCTCGCTGAATGCCGTCTCTCCCGCCGAATCGATGGTCACCGCCACCTCGCTCCGGACGAACGGGTTATCCCCCTGCTGGATGGTGTACGTGGTGGTGGTGGTTTTCGTCCCCTTTACAGAGATGGACTTGATGACCTGGTGCAAATCGTTGTACTCGAATTCATCCTGCACAACCACCCCGGCGGGGCCTGTGAGACGGGCGCTATACAGCTTCTCCCCCGCCCGGTCGGTGACCAGCCGGTATTCCCCGTACTCCGACGTGTCCGTTTTCCGCATTGCGGACTGTTCCCATGCGTCATCCTGCTCGATGATGACCACGTTGTAATACTGGCTCGCGTCGATGTTCTCCGAGAAGGAGAGCGGGTCTGTGACCGTCCAGACGCGGGGCTTGTCGGAGAGGATGTACCGCTCCGTGGAGGGGTCATAGAACAGCCGCGCACCCCGCAGGGCCTCCAGCATGGAAATCCACTCCCGGAGGGTAATGCCCTCAACCGGCACCGTGGGGAATCTCGTCGGGGCGGACAGGTCGTCTATACCGTCCGGCAACGCATCCACCACGTCAGGATACGCCGCCATTTCCATTTCCTCGTCCAGTCCGCTCTCGGAGAGGTCGTCCGTGGCGGACAGAATCCATTGGGCGTTTTCCGCGTCGTAGTTCGCCCGGATGACCTTGCCGGCGAACAGGATGTTTTCGTCTGCGTCGGTTATTCTCACCGGTTCCCCGGCGGCGAGGAATTCATCCACCACCAGGGACGACTTCGTCTCCCCCCCGGGCAGGGACTCGATCATGCTTCCGGCGTACAGCGCTCCTGCTGACGACGTGATCTGGAGGGACGTGTAGGCGTGGATTTCCATCTCAGCTGTCACCCACGCAGGAGAGACTTCCCCGGGTTCTCCTGGCCGCACCGTCATAGAGAACCCGGCCAGGTAGTGAGACAGTGGCAGTCTCGCCGGAACGGACTGCGCCCCGTAACGATTCTGTTTCACCGCCACGACGGCGAAGGCCGGGATGATGGCCTCCATGCGGCATTTCAGGAAATCCCCCGGCCTCACTTGGAGCCGGAGCGTTACCCTGTCCATTACACTTCCTCCAGGGTGAACGTGATATCCGGATAGTCAGTCGGGCCGCTCTCTGATATCCCGCTGGTCAGGGCCACTGCGTATTCCTCACCGTCTAGGTCCTCGAACTCGAAGGGAGTGCCGTCCAGGTAGGGAATAAGCAACGCCTTGAAATCCTGTTCCAGCATGGTGATGGTCCAGCGCTTTTTCACCGCCCGCACATGCACGTCCAGAGCGCCGGCCAAGGTTCTGCGGTTGACCCCCACGGTGAACGTCGACACGCTGCGGTCATTGATAGTCGGGGGGTAAGGCACAGTGATCCCAATCAGTTTCATCCTTTACCCCTCCCTCGCGTATGTGCTCGCCAGCGCCGCCGGGTCGACTCCTCCGGACCGGGACGCGCTCGATGCCGCGGACTTCGCGGCAGCTATCCGCCGCTCGAGGGCGGCTATTGCTTGAGATATGTTCGCTATTGACTGCTGCATGGCGTTTTCCATCGCCCGCCCCATGTACATACCCATAGACTGCCCGGCGTACTGCGCCGTGGTGGACAGGGCGGGGATGGCGTTGCGGATGGTGGCGTTGAGGTTGTCCATCATCCTCTGGGCCGCCTCGATCCCTGTTCTCTCGAACAGCCCCCGGGCCGTGTCCAGCGCCGCCGTGAGGGTGGATACCATGTGGTCCCCCATGTTCTTGATGACGTCGCCGATGGTGACGGCGATGGCTCCGATTTTGTCACCGACCGCCTGAACGGATGCGGTGATGTTCTCGATGGACTGCGACGCTGTTTGCGCGGACTGCGCCGTCTGCTCCAGGGGCCTGATGGCCCCGTCCGTCCACGCGTCGCCGCTCTTTCGCCCTGCCTTATCAATCTCGTTGGCTGCCATGTCGAAGGCCTTCGAGGAATCCCTTCCTGTGTCCTTGAGCGTCTCGGCGACGTCCTTTATTTCGCCCGTGGCCTTGTCGTAGACCCGGATAACCTTGCTCATGCCGTTGTCCGCCATGAAGATAATCGAGTCCACCGTCTCGCGGACCTGCTGAAGCTGGAGGTTCTGAAATGCCGGGGCGGCCTCGGCGAGCTTGCCCAAAAATTCGTCTATGGCGCCCTTCGCCTCTTTGGAAATTTCGTTGATGGCGCTTTTCACGTTGTTCAGCGCGTCGGAGATACGGAACGTCATAGCGTCCCCGGCCTTTTTCGCCATGGTGTCAAACGCGACGGCGAACGCCTGGGCGACGCTCGGGTTGCCGAACTGTTCAACCAGTTTTTTTGATGTCTCGGCGGCCTTCGCCGCGAGGTCCTGTTCCAGCAGCGCCCACGCCTCTTTCGCGCTGATTCCGGTGGTGGCGATGAGTTCCTTCGTCTTTGCCGTCATTTCGGCGGCGTACTTCTGATAGTCGGTGATGGCCTTCTGGATTTCCTCGGACACGGACTGCGAGAATGATTTTGCGCCCTCGCCTGCCATGCCCATTTCCTCGGCGCCCTTCTTGACGGCCAGAATCACCTTCTGCATCAGGGCTTCCATTTCAGGCGGCAGTTTGCCGAAGGAAGCAAGGAAAAGTTCAACCCCCTTGTCTCCGCCCTCTTTCAGCGCTTGTGTTATTTCCTTGCTGAACCCGGCAACAAGCTGCTCGATCTGTTCCGCCTCGTTTTTATAGCCGAGGGTGATGATCTGCAGGAAGTCTAGATATGACTGGTTTATCTCGATGACGGCTGCCTCGGCCTCTTTCGCCTCATCTTTCAATTTGTCGCCGACGCCGTATTTATCACGAATAAACTTTTGTTCCTCTTCGGAGAGCTTCGCCAGTGCCTCTGTATTGCCGTTGATTGCCTCGGTCCAGAGCTCGGCATTGTCCGCGTTGTCGGCCAGAGCGTCAGGGAAGGCCAGAATCCACGCGAGAGCACCGGCAAGCCCGACGCCGAAGGCCTTGAGGCTTAACAGACTTCCCGGACTGAACAGGAATCCGGCCTCTACCGCCTTCTGTGCAAAAGCAAGTTCAGTAAGCGATTTCGCCAGCTTGAGGAACACCCCAGCCAGGCTCAGAATGGAACTAGTGATCAGGGTGACCTTCCCAACCGCCCATCCGGTGATGATAAAGTATGTAATTTTATCCAAATGCTCGGCGATGAACCGCCATGGGATGTTTTTCCCCAGCTCCCAGAGAGCATCAAACAGCACCCGTACACCCTCGGCGAATCCCCGGAACCGTGCTGCTACGGCGTCAACGTCGATGGATTCCAGCGATTGCCGGAACAGTTCCACGTTGCCGGTCGCGATGCCGAAGCCCTCGAATAGTGCGTTCAGCACCTTCTCGAAAATTTTAGTCTCTCTCGCCCAGTCATTGAACACGAGAATCAGGTCCCGGATGGTGTCGGCCACCGCTCCGGCCCGCTCCTCGATCTGTTTGAACACCTCTATCAGCGTCGCCTCATAGGCGCTCGAAACAGCCTTGACGCGGTTGACGAAGGTGTCCATCATCAAACTCAACAGTTCTTGAGTTCTCCCGAGCTTGCCGAGCCGTTCCGCATACTCGTCGAGGCTTTCCGAGACTTCCATTAGTGTCAGTGCCGCGGCTACGCTTCTTTTATCGAATATCCGCACCGCTTCCGCCGCGTCCATACCGGCGGCCTTGAGGTCCTGGAATATGTCGTCCAACGGACGGAGCTTGCCGTTAACGTCGGTGACGGTAACGCCGAGCTTGTCCAGCTCCCGGGCCGCCTCCGCCGTCGGGTCGATCAGCGAGAGCATGATTGCCCGGAGCGCAGTCCCGATCTGTTCACCGCGAAGCCCGCTGTCAGCGAGTTTGCCCATGGCGGCAGCCGTGTCCTCAAGCGAAATTCCAAGGGACTTCGCCACGGGGGCGACATAACTCATGGCGTCGTTGAGTTTCTGCATGTTCATCATGGAACTGGAAATCACATTATTGAACACGTCGGCGACGCGCCCGGCCTGGTCAGCCTCCAGCCCGAATCCCCGGATGGTCGCCGTCATGAGGTTTGCAGATTCCGCCAGATCGTAATTTTGCGCGATGCTCAACCCTACCACGCCGTCGATTGCACCAAGCGTTTCTTTTGCGGACATACCGGCGGAGCTCAAGCTGTACATGGCCTCCGCCGCCTGCGACGCGGTAACGGGCAGGGTTTCTCCAAGCTCTTCCGCTTTAGCGGTGAGGGCCGCGAATTCCTCTTGAGAGGCGGAACTGACTCCGGCAACGCGCTTCATGGTCATCTCGAAATCCCCGCCGACGTTGAGCGCCGCCTTTGCAAGGGCGCCCATGGCGCCGGTGATTGCACCGACGGCGACGGTCAGACCCTTCATGAGGGGAGCAAAGGCGCCGTCAATCGCCTTGCCGATCCGCTCGGTCTCGGCGCCGAACTTCGTAATCCCTTTACCAGCGGAATCAAACGCGTCAAGGACCTTTTTCACCTCGGCGCTGACCACGATCTGCACGGACTTGTCTTTTACGGCCAATTTCTCACCACCCTCCGCATACGAAAAAAGCCGGGGTTTCACCCCCGGCTGATAATCCCTTCACGCACCATTTCATCAACAGTCATACCCTTTTTCGGCTCATCCGCCGGAACGCCCAGCACGTACGGCGCCGCCCGGAAATACCCGACGGCCTGCCAGTATGTGAGGCTCAAAAATTCCTCAGCAGGGAGATTGAACCGCGCTCTCAGAGACAGGAGCAGATACGGCCAAGTCAGCTCTTCCGGGACTGCGGGAGCACCTTCGCTACTCGGTCCCGGAGCTTGGTAAAATTTTCGATGATCCCGGGCAGGTCATTTTCCTCCACAACGATTTCCAGCAGCCCCCTGGTGTGGTCCAGGGGCAGGTCATCCCACTCGTCAAAGGACGGGAAGGACCGCTTGAGGATGTCGCCCACCAGCGGCCCCATGGTGTCCAGCCCGAGAATGATTGAGGGTTGCGTCTTGAGCTTGTCTTTCATGGATTCTGCGACTTGCCCGAGAAGCTCGAAGACGTCAGCATAGGTCAGGCGGTGCAATTTGTGAGCCTTGCCGAATATCTTCACCTCCACGGGAGCCGGTCTAGGGAAGTCGCGCATGGCTTACCAGCCTCCGTAGGGGGCGGTAGCGGTATCCCGGACGGTCATTAACTGCATCCCGGATGCCTTGGAGCTGTCGGCGATGGCCGTGACCGAGATGGGTACCGGGCTTTCCGCCTGCTCCTGGAAGCTCATGGTGAAATCTCCGCTGATGACGCCCTTCCAGATTTTGATAACTCTATACGTCCCGTCGCGCCGCTTGTGGACGAATTCCACGAGGAACGTGTCCGAGCTCGTGGACGCGCCGCCGATGCCGAATCCGGACGCGGCGTACGTGTTGTACGTGTAGGTCGCGTCCACATAGGACGGTGTGTAGACTGCGCTCGGCGAGATGTAGAACCGTCCCGCCAGCATGTCGGCGTAGTAATCTGCATTGAGCGTCAGGGTGACCTCGTCCTCGGTGAGGTAATCCGCCGTGATTTCCTCAGCGTTCGCCGAAACGGCGAGGGTGATGACGCCAGTCCCCATGTTGATGGTGTAGTCGGCAGCGGCCCCCTCGGTGAGCAACGAGCCGAGCTTGTAGATGGCCGTGATGGACTTTGGCTCATAGGCCAGGGTGAAACTGGTCCCGGAGCCTGATACAACCTCTCCGCTCACAACCGTTTCCGTCCCGGCGGTGCTCGTGAGCGCGAGCGTCACGAGGTCGTCATGCTGCAGCTTCGTATGGCGGCGGGTATAGGCCGCCAGATTCGTTTCCTCGGTGGAATCGCTCACGCCGGGGGTCTCAGTGATTTCAGCGTATTCGGACATCATGGAACGGATTCTGCCGAGGTTCGCCTCCAGCAGGTTGAACTCGCTGGACGCGGATTCCTCTGTCAGCACGGATAGTACCGTGGAAGCGGGGAATCCGCTCTTTTTCTCGTAGTTCGTTTTACTGTGCACAAAACTGACCTCACCGTCAATCTGGCCGACGTCCGCCCCGTTCACGTACATCCTGCCAGTGCCGACGATGATGTCATTCGCATTCAGCACATTTGCCATTCCTCTACCTCCTCAAATTTGCGTTCATGGTCAAAACGCCGCACCACAGCGGGAACCAGGGGGTAGACAGGTCGATGTCATACGTCCCGGACGCCACCGTGAATGAGGGCTCGACCCGCTCAAGGGCCGCCGAGACAAGGCTTCCCATCTCGTCGCACTCCCTCGCCCCGTCGTATTCCACAAGGTTTCCCGTCACCGTTTTTTCCTCGTTCGCCACTCCCCAGATGACGTCAAACAAAAGGGCCCCCTGCGTGAGGAGGCCCTTTTCTGTCGATTCGGATGAGCTGAAGGCTACAAACGGGACGTCTGACGGGGATGGGGGCCGCTTTTGGTCGATACCGACGAACACCACAGGGTCTTTCCCGTAGTGTTCCTGACACCAGGTCTTTAGAGCGACATTCTCTGCTACCCCCTGGGCCAGGGTCTTAATAACATCGTAGATCACTACCAGTCCCCCTTTACTACATATTTTTTCTTTGGATTCTTTGGTTTGCTCCTGGCATTTTTGCCCTGCATGTAGTCCCAGATTTGGCCTTCCATGTAGGGGTAAATCTCACCCTGGAGCGCGTCGTACATGGGGCCGATGGTCGGGCGGGCGGGCACTGTAAACGCCGCCTTTTTCGTCATGCCGAACCCGGCTGCGGCGAATGCCAGCCTCATGCCGTAGGTAGTCGGCGTCTGGAATCCTTCCTCAAGCCGTTTCCCCAACTGGACTGCGGAGAGGGAGAGCCAGCCGACAGTCACCTCAAGGCGTTTTTTGTCAAACTGGTACCCGATGGCCTTGCGGAGCTTGCCGAGGACGGGATATGACCCCCTCGGCTCACGTCCGAACGCCTTGTCAAGCGCCTTGCGGCGTTTCGCCTTCATGGTCGGCGCATAAGGGACGCCCCCCGGCGCCTTGCTCTTGATGCCCGCCTTGATCTTCTTCTGCATCATCCAGCCGGTGGATTTCAGTGCGGACGCCGCCCACTTCGGAACCTCTTTCGCCGCCCATTCCAACCACGGGGACGCACCGTCGGAAAAATCTATTCGGACAGGCATGGCTACACCGTCCTGACCTGACGGGTATTCGACGTACCCCACGGGTTTTCCGAGCCCATGATTTCGAGCTGGTGGACACCGCCGTTCGTGGCAAGGATTCTGACCACTTCCCATTCCGTGCCATTCGCCAAAAAAACTGAGTCCCCCGTTGAGGGGGACTCCACGTCACTTGTCCGTATCCAGGCTATGCCGCTGGAGCTGGTGCCGTCCATGGTCTCGAAGGCGTTACCCCGAGTCATGGACACGCCCGGCTCAACCACCGCAGGGATGGACGCTCCGTTATACGTGATCGTTTCACCGTGCTCGGCCAGATTAAAAAAAATGGCCGAGTCAGTGATCATCTGCTCGGCCAGCGTCATGACAGGTTACCCCTGGGCAGTCGCAAGCCTGGGGATTCCGGGGCCGAGCCGAACTGTGGCAGTCGCCCCGGCCTCAGCCTTGTCCACGGTGCAGATGCCCGCCGGGATGGAGGGATACGTGCTGACCTTGGTCAGTTTCCCGTCCCCGTCCACGTAGAGCAGGTCCCCGGCGGTAAAGGCGGCGTTTGTCACCGAAGCGAGGGTGTATTCCCCGGTAATGTAGACCTCGCCAGTGCCGGTGGTCGCGGCAATGGTCTCGGCGGCGATGCCGATGAAGTCTGCGAATTTGACAACCGACCCGGCAGCGATTTCGGCGCCGCTGTTCGCGTAGGTGAGGGTATCCTCACCCTTGGGCGCGACGTCCCGGGAGAGGGTGACGAATGCCGTAGCGGCGGCAGTCTCTTTCGCGTCGGCGGCGATGCCGATAGGCACGTTCCCGTAGGTGTTGAGCTTGGAGAGCTTCCCGGCGCCGTCGATGTACAGCCGGTCACCAGCGGCGAACGAGGCGTTCGTCACGGAGACGAGCTCAAAGGTGCCCTCGATGTAGACGCTACCCTCGTCCCCGTTGTCGATGTCCTCTGCGGCCACGCCGCAGAAGTCGGAGAACTTGACCACGTCGCCAGCCTCAAGAGCGCTCCCGGAGTTCGTGTAAGTGATGCTCTTCTCGGCCTTGTCATGCCATTCGTAGCCGATCTTCACCCATCCGGTAGTTCCGTCGGTCTCTTTGTCGGCCATGGCGACACCGAGGAACGCCTTTGACGTGTCCGTGGTGGCCTTCTCCGCCACCGTATCGAAATAGATCAGGTCCCCCTGCGTGAACGCCGCATTGTTGACTGCGGCGATTTCGTACACTCCGGAGAGGGAGACGGGGCCGGTTGCGCCGTTTGCGATGTCAACCTGTGCCACACCGCAGAACGTTCCGAGGGAGATGACGTCTCCCACACTCACATCCGCACCGGTGCCGTTTTCCCAGTCCATGACGACGCCGGGGTGCTTGAAGGTTGCAATTTTGCTCATTCTTTCACTCCTCCCTTACTAGCCCTGCGGCCCGGTATTACGGAACAGACCGCGATAGTCGACGGCGGCGGCTGCAGCGTCGATCCTGACCTTCCATTCTGTGCCGTCCACGGTCCACCCGTCCCGGCTTTCGAGATAAGGGCTCTGCACGCCGTTAAGGAAATAAACCCGGACGGTCTTGCCCTTGTCAGCCGCGAGATACCAGGTCGCGTCATCCCCGTCGTCCAGAATGTGGTCGAAAACAGGAGTCAGACCGCCGCCCTGGAACCAGGAGTTGTACAGGTTCGGCTGGTTTTCCACGCCGCCGATGAGCTGTGTGGCGAAAAATTGCCGGACATGCCCCTTCAGCGCCATGGGGGCGAGAAGGAACTTCGGGGTGATGCCAAGCCGTTTCTTTGAACCAATGTCCTTGTGCTGGGACATTTTGAGCTCCCCTTCGTTGAGGGTGTCCACGCTGATAGCCCCCGCCGTCCCGGTGTTTTTGTGGCTCGCGGTGTGGAAAAGTTCCTTATCGTCGGCGAGCTTCGGGTTTGCGTTCAGCAGTTCGTAAGGCAGGGCCGCCACGGTCCGCTTCGCTGCCGCGCCGAGCTCGCGCATGACGTCGGAGAACACGGAGAGATCGTCGTTGATGATGGTCTGCCGGGTGAGGGCGAACATTTCTCCGAACGTCCCGATCTGGACGGTCTCGTGCCCCTCTGCCCGCTCGGTGAATTTGTATTCCTCCCCCTCTTTTAGCGCGCGCAGCGTCCCGAACGCTCCGACGCCGATGAGGGTCTGAATCTTGAAATCAGGCACGGAACCGACGCCGCACCACTCGCGCCACGTCTCGGGCGTGTCGTTCCATCCCTCCATCATGGCCTTGTTCGCGATTGCGCCGCAGATGTACGGGAAATCAGACGTGCTCATGGCCCTGGAGAGCCACGCCATGGGGTCACCGCGCCGGGTGTCTCCTGCTCGGGCAAGGCACCTGTCAGCGATCATCAGGAAGCTCATTCCGGCAAAATCGTTCCTCTCGGCGTTGTCGCTCTTGAGCCCGCAGCGCTTGGAGATGCCGTCCACAACGGCGCTTCGGAATTTGTCGCGCTCATCGGTCTCGATATGCGCGGTACCGACCTTTGTTGCCTCCTGCTTCTGCGCCAGAGAGTCGAGGATAGCCCCCCGCACCTGCTCCACGGTCTGTCCGCCGTCAATATACGGCGTGGCGTCAATTTCAAACCTCTTGCAGGCCTCCATAATCTCCCGCACGCGCTCCCGCTCGGCACGGGAACCCTCGCTCCTGACCTCGTTCAGGTCAGGAGTCGTTTCAACAACCTTTTCGTCCTTTACAGCCATTTGTGTACCCCCTTCATCGATTTGTGTATCAATCGAGCGACCCACGCCGACAGACGAATCAGCGGGGACGCTTACAATGGAGATTTCGAGAGGCTCCCATTTCGTGGCCGTCTCCCGGGCCAGGCGCCCGTCCGACGGCTCCGTGATCTGCCACTCGTTGACCACGTACCCCACGGAGACGCCGCGCATGATGCCCTTCTGCACCTTCTGGAATACGGCGTCGCTGTCCGCGTCGTCATCGAACCGGACCAGGGCGCGGCCTTTGTTCCCGTCCAGCCAGGCCTTTTCAACCGCTCCTACGGGGAGCTTTCTGCTGTCGTGGTTGACCAGGACAACGCCGATTTCCGTGAGCCGCTGAAGGTCCACCGCTTCCGGTTCGTGTGACAAAACCTCTTCGTAATAGCGGTTTTCCCACCAGTCATAGCGCTTGTAGGGCGCATCGCTCGAAAAAGAGAGCTCCACCGTCCGTTTTTCAACGTCGATGGAGCTCTCTATGCTCAACTCGCGAAAAAGCGGCTCCTTCCGCCGCTCCTCCGGCTTTTTTGCTGCAGGCAATGTCATTCCTCCTTCTCGTCTGCCGATAGTTCCTGCGGCGGCAGTTCCCCAAGCTTCACGCCCAATTCCTCGGCGTATTTCTGTTCCCGTGCCCTCTGGCGCAGGACCTCCTGCCAGTCCAAGCCCTTCTGGCCGCAGATTTCCTCCAGGGTGGAGGCGCCTATTTGCATGGCTTCGCTGGATGCCCGGACCTCCTTCAGCGGGTCGACCCACTCCCAGCCCGGGCGAATCCACCGGGCCGAAATGTACCGCTCCCGCTTGCCGTGGAAGTCGCTGACCTTCAGGAGCCCGGCGAGCACAATAGATTCCACGAAGGATTCCCAGATAGGGCGGCAGAAGTGCTCGATCATGTACTGCTGGAATATCCCGTAGGTCTTCCGGTCCTCCAGATGCCCCTGCCGGGCGGAGGAGTAATTGACCTGACTCATATCCCGAGAAGTGACCTCGTAACTTTGCCCGGTCCCGGCGCCGACGAGCCGCTGTTGGAGGGCAAGGAATTCCTTGCTGTTGCCGTTCGGGTGGTCAGGCCGCGCTTCAACCGGCGTCTCGCCCTGGGCCAGGTACGCAATCATGCCGGGGGCAATTTCCTGCACCGGTCTCCCGTCGGCTCCCTTGTCCGCTCGTCCGACCATCCCTCCTGGATTGTCCCGGCGTATGAAAATGGCGAAGCAAGCCGCGATTCTTGCGGCCATCAATTCCGCGTCCAGGTATTCCTTGGAATCCTTCGCTCTCTGCATGATTGGGGCAAGCTCGCTGACCCCGTGAATCTGGGAGGCTCGCTTGCGGTGCCAGAGATGGATCACCTCCTGCGCATCGATGCGCACAGAATCACCCGCCTGGTCCATGGGATCAGGGCGGAACCAATACCCCACGGGTCGCAGGTACTCGTCAACCTCGATGCCGTCGTAAACCTTCCTCCCCGAATACTCGGTGATGGTCTTGTCCAACTGGTCCGGCTCCATCACCTGCAGCCGGAGCGGGAATAGGTTGTTCTTCCCCTTCAGCCAGATTTTCCGGATGAACACCTCGCCGTCCACAATCCGGCGGCGGAGTACAAGTGCCTGCAGCTCGGCGAAAGTAGAAACCCCGGCGATGTCGCAGTGTTCCTGCCGTGTCCACTGCCTCCAAAGCTCTTCGATGGCGTCGTTTTTCTTCTCGTCCTCCTGCCCTCCGGCTTTCAAAACGTGCGCCTGCGGGATGATGCCCTGGTTGCCGACGCTGTTCCGCAGAATGGCTTCGAGCGCTCCGATGATGATGTCGCTGTTCCTCTCAAGGTCGCGCCCACGGTCGATGAGCAACTGTCGTTCCGGCTTGTCGATTTCCTCCGGCGCTCGCCCGGTGGCCGGCCTCCATCCTCCATTCGGCCTGTCGATGCTCGCACCGTCGTAGGCCGCAAGGCGTTTGATCCAGTTCCAAAATTTCCTGATCATCGCCCCGGCCATGTCGCGTAAGCCGTCGTGCCGTAGCTCTCGGACGCAATCTGGCCGCGCAGGTAGTCGATGCGGGACTGAATGACAGGGAGATCCGCCCGGCGGACTGTGCGCCCTCCTATCCTGTATTCCTGGGCAAGAAGCACCGCCTGAAGCGCTGCCTCATACAGCGCAAGTTCTTCCTGTAACGTCAAATGGCCTTCACCTCCTTTCTGGAGACATCAAAAAAGCCGCCTCCACATGGGAAGCGGCTTGGATTTTTAGCGCCCGCCTCTGGGGAGACGGGCAAACGGTCCAGGCGGTAGCGACGCCCGGCGGGGTATTTACCTGTGAAGCCAACTCTTGCGGTTCCCGAGCCATGACCCTGTAGGCCGCTCCGGCTCAACCTCTCTGTGTTCCTGAACGTCACTCAAATACCGAACGCCGCAGAGTTCAGCCATGAGGGCGTTGTACGTGAGGCAGTCCAATAAGTGGTTGGGCGCGTGTTGTGAGATTTTGACCCAAACCTCTTTCTCTTTGCCTGTTTTTCTGTTCCTTTCTACCGTTTTTTGCTCGCTTGTCATGTGCGCCGCCCAGTATTCCGGGCAGTTTTTCGGTACGTGCATTGCGCCCGGTGAGCACGGCGTCCTGCGGAGCCGCCCGAATACGTAGTCTTTCCAGTAATCTGTATCGGTGATGAGCAATTTCAACCCGGCCCAGCCCTCTTTATCAAGGCTGGAAACGCTGTAAAACCGCCCGCCGAGGCTCTGGGACGCGCCCTTTACGGGTTTCGCCACGTCGGAATGAGCGGTACACCACTGGTACACCTCGTCCGCCCGATAGCCCGAGTCCACTCCGCACAGGCGGACCTGCTTCAGGCCGCCGCCCTGGACGGGGTATTGGCGGTCGACAATAATTTTTTCGAGGTCATCCCAACTCTCAGCCCGCCCGAAATCCACAATCCACGAGGATGCACCGACGCCCCACGCGACGACTTTCCACCAGAAATGATCGAGCTGGACGTCAACCGCCGCGGTTAAAAAATGTGCCTCCGCCGGGACCTCGCCGAGCTGGTAATTCCCTTCCTGGGCAAGGAGCTCCTGCCCCTTGACCTCCACGCGCGTATCCCGCCACGGCTCGCCGAGCCATGAGTTTATGAAGTTTCTCAACCTGTCCGGGAACTCCTCGCTCTGGATGAATTCCGCCGCCACCTGTCCAAACGAAACGAAGGGGGAGTAGATAGACGACAGGTGAAATGCGACGTGGCGGGGAGGCGTCGCCGTCGCCCGGTCGTCTCTCCACTCCCCTTTTCTGAGCATGTCCAGCTTGTCCGAGTCGTCAATGAGCCCGCCGCAGTACTGGCACTCGTACCACGAGGACGAGAGCGCCTTTTCAGCCGCGTCATGGAGTTTCAGCGGGTCGCCCTTCGCCTCACGCTTGGCGGTCCTGACCTCCTCCGGCCATTTGATCTGCGCCAGAATGAGCCGTTGCATCTTACCGCAGTGAGGACAAGGCACAAAAAAAGAGCGCCTGACGTCAGCGCTCTCGTATTCTCTCCAGATGCGTCCCCGCTCGGTGGTGGGAGTGGATGCTTGAATGATCTTCCGCGCCCTGAACGTCTTTGTCCGCTCGCGGGCCAGGGATATAGGGTCGGCTTCCTCGCCGGTGAACGCGGGGAACTTGTCCACCTCGTCCAGGAACAGGTACCGGATGGGCCGGGACGCCAGGGACGCCGGGCTGTTGGCACCAGACAGGCACACGTAAGCGCCTGCAAACTGGAGCTCCAGAATTTCCGACTTCTGCCGGTCCCACCGCTCCCGAAGCGCCTGACTGGACTCAATCATGGGCTGAATCCGGTTTTTTGACGTGTACTCGCCCAGATCGAGCGTGGGGTAGACCACCAGGCTTGAGCCGGGGTCTTGGGCGATGCAATACCCGAGGCAGTTGTTCAGCGCCTCGGATTTGCCCACCTGCGTGGCCGTGCAGAGGGTGATGGTTTCCACGTTCGGAGCCGTGAAGGAATCCATGATTTCCCTTAAGTATGGAACAACGTCAGTTCTCCACCTTCCCGGCATCGCGCTTGTTTTTGCGTCCAGAATTCGATTTCTGTCGGCCCACTGGCTTACGAGCAGTTTTTCCGGCGGTGTCCACGCCATGATTTCTTTTGGCAACCGTCTTGGGATCGGGAGTGTATTTTTCGCCCCGCGCATAGTCTGATAACACCTCCCGCACCCGCTCGGCGATGATGGACTCCATTTCCGTTTCCGTCTTCCCGGAGAGCTCCATAGGAAGCACTTTGGCGAAGAGCATGAACGTGGATTTTGCTTCCAGGGCACGCATGGCCCACGCCTCTTCCACGTCCTCTTTCCGGAAATACAGGTCCTCCAGAGCCTCGCGCATGATCTTTTCCCGCTTCGCCCGTTCCTCGCGGAAGAGGGTATCCGCATGGAGCTTCCGGAGCTTGATGTCCGTCTCCTCAGGCGTGACTTGCCGGGTTGCGAACCGCGCCCGGTCCCATTGGACCACGGCGGCGAGGTCCCATTTTCCTTTCCCGAGGAAGGGGCAGTCGTCTTTTTTCCAGTCGGAGAGGGTCTGACGGGATACGCCGAGGATTTCGGACACGTCGCCAGTGGAGAAAATGAACTTTGGTTTATACTCGCCCGATTTCTCCAACATCCGTCAACCCCCATGTTTATGATTTTTTAGGCAGGTGAGCGCCGCGCGTGCGCCGACC